TTCTTGGTGAAGTGCAAAGTGTTGTAAACAATCTTGGAATATCGGAACCACAGGGCGAAGCACTACGCAGACTTGCAAACGCCCAAGAACTGAATGACGAATTCGTAAAGATGGCTTCTATGCGTCTTGGAGAAAACTATGCGGATGTGATTTCAGAATATGGCGGCCTGACCTACCAGAATAAAAAGACGTGGAAACAGAACAATCCAGGCAAGCAGGTTATCGTTGATGAATACTACAAACTTAGAGATGAGTTTGCAAAGAACAACCCCTTATGGGAAGAATACTATATGCGCCAATCAGTAAAATCTACTACATACTACGGGTACAGCGGGCGAGGCGGAGGCGGGCGACGGAGTGGCAGAAGCGGTAGCTCTTCCGTCGCCACCGCTGCTGGTGATATATTCACGCCTGCCGGTATGCGATCAAAGCGAGATGTGAATACATTATTGAGCCCAGAAAATCTCGGCAAGGGCGGTGTGGCTGGTATGCCTAAACTTCCACGTGACTTCTGGGAAAAGACTACTCCCGACCTGCGCTCTGAAATATACAAGTACGTGAATGGGGAATCACCATTGAGCCAATCAGGTATCGCATTCCTGCGAAGAATAATAACACGATACCCAGAGTATAGCGAGGAAGTAGTCGCCCTAATAGGAGAGGAGGACGAAGGATAATACTTATAATATTTATCATAAATTTATCATAAATTTGACAAATATCAATTAATTTGGTATAATTAGTAATTGGAGGACTTTACAATGAGAAAACCTGTTAGCGGTGTTAGAGCCGGCCTGGTTGAAGATGCTTACATTATTCCTGTTACAGGGGACGGTGACGAGGAAGTTGAAGCAGAAGCGACGCAGGGCGGCGATGGGGTTTCACAAGAGACGCCCATCGAAGCGGCGACTGACGAGGGAAAGACAAGCGGTTCCGGCATTGACTTTACTGAAGCGGTCAAAAAATACGAGCAAGATATTAATAAGATCAAGAGCGTATTCCAGAAAAAGGAGACTGACCTACTTAAGGAGAAGTCTGCATTAGAACGAAAGTTGGACGACCTTCTGAAATCCACAATGGATGATGATAGCCGGAAAATCTACGAACAGGAAAAGCTACAAGAGGAGTTGAGTTCTATCCGACAGGAGCGTGATGCCCTGCGGATGGAAAGTGAAAATATTAAGCAATTCTTTATGTGGCGAGAATATTTCCTGGACGCTGGTATTCCAAGTTCTAAGTTATCGGTGGATGAAGGGCTACCTGGATTGTTCAATAGTGGCATGGCTGCGATGAGAGAGAAAATAAAGAATCTCGAATCTGCGAAACCTGCCACATCAGCGCAACCACAGAAGCCTGGGATAAAGCCACCTGAAGTGGCACAATCCACAACGGGGAAAGTCGCAACTATTGGAAGCCTGTCCGAAGCTGTCAAACACTTCGCCGATGGCGATGAAGAACGCTTCTGGCGTATGGCTGAAACCGGAAATGCAAATGTCTTGAAGGTCCTAAATGAGTTGAGTGAAAATTAACTACTATATTTAGGAGGATTTGATGGCAAACATCAACAAGACCTCGATGGCCGACACGATTTTTAGTATGTACGAAAAGAGACTACTGCCTCGCGCATTGCCTCGTTTGGTACACGGAAGATGGGGTCGTGAAGCCACCTGGGACAAATATGGAGATTACAGTCTCCGACGTTTTGAATCAATGACAGCGGTTACGTCTGCTCTTGGTGAGGGATCGACCCCCGCCGAAGCGAGTGCACCGTCCGTTACCACAATCACGCTTGACCCCGCCTACTACGGCGCGTTCGTTACACTTACTGACGAAGTGCAGGTCGAATCTTACGATCCGATTCTGTCCGAAATCAGTTCACTGCTCGGTGAGCAATGCGGTTTGTCTATGGACACCTTGATTCGTAACGCTTTGATTTCTGGCGCAACCGCTGCTTATTCGGGTGGTGTGGCGGCAATCGGAAGTCTGGATTATCCAGAACACAAGATCAGTTATAAGGACATCGTGCAACAGATTTCTGCTTTGATGGCGGCTAACGCTATTCACGCGGAGAGCGGCAAGTTTGCGGTGGTTATCCATCCCCACACTTTCGCTACCCTGATGCAAGACCCTGTATTCGTCAACCTGTTCACGCAGGAAACGGATGCTTCTGCTATTCGCAATGGTAAGATGGGCACACTCATGCAGTGTGATTTCTACATCTCATCCAATGCTTATGAATCAGCGGATGCTGGCGTAGGTACTACAGATGTTTACGGTGCTTTGTTCATCGGCAATGACAGCTTCGCAACCGCGGGCTTCACTGGCTTACTGGCAAAGAACGTGGACGCCGGTGGTCCTGATGAGTTCTCAATGACTGGCAAACAGGTAAAACCGTTGCAGATTATCGTAAAGGAACTTGGCTCCGGCGGGTCAGAAGATCCCCTCAACCAGCGCGGTTCGGCTGGCTGGAAAGCCACTCTCGACGTGGAAGTTCTTGAATCCGCTTGGATTCGCAATCTGTACCACGTCAATGATTTTAGTGATTCTTAAGGAGGATGACTATGGGAGCACTTAATATTCCAGGTGTTGCCGAGAAGTTGGGCGTTGAGTATATTCGCGCCGTGACTTTCGGCGGCTCCTCAAACGCAGATGTTCACCTTTCCTCGACGGTACTTGGTACAGCGGGTGGCGCAGTTGCGCTTATAAACATCAACGAGCCTAACGTGTTCGTAAAAAATATCCAGTTGCAGGTCGCTGCAAAGCTGACTACATCAACTGGTACTTTCACTATCGGCGATACCGATGTTGATGGATACTGGACTGATACATTGATCGTTGGCACTTCAACCGCCGCGAACTTCAATGACATGTCCACCACTGTCGCATACGGCATGGGGAAACTCTATACCTCATCGGATGTCATCAACGTTACTAAGGCTGGGGCAGCTGCCTCTGCCATCAGTGCAAACAGTCTGGTGAAAGCCCGTGTGATATACGTTCGCGGTGTGGAAGATAGTCTAAACGCTAATACTTAAATAAGGAGGTAATTGAATGGCAGTAAAAGATATTCGCAAACCTCCGAAGATTGCCCCAGGTGAGGGCGTTACCGAGGCATTGGCGGCTGGATTGTATATGGCGAAGTCGGACACGTTCAGCGTTGCCGACACCCTGCCAGTCCAGTTGTTCAACGTGCCCGCCAACGTCTATATCTACGACCTCGTTATGAATGTGGAAACCGCATTTGCGGACTCTGGATCAGGGGCTACACTACTCGCCGGTTACACTGGCGATAGTGATGCCTTCTTCAACGATACCACAAAAGTAACAGTAGGTTCACACTCTGCAAAGAGTTCCAAAGGCGTAAAAGCCGGTGGATACTTGAGCACAGGTGTGGTCGTGGAAGCATCGTGGGCGACTACCTGTTCGGTTGGAGGGGGTCAGGCTCTCCTGATCTTCAAACCTTACGGGGATGAAAACTATGTAGAATAAGTAAGTCAGGGGAAAGGAACAGTTCCTTTCCCCTTTGCAATTATATATGTGACTGCGGAGGCACATTAATGGACATAAGACACGAAAGTGGTATATACCAGATAGTGAATAAAACTTCTGGGAATACATACATAGGTAGTTCGAAGGATATTAAGAATAGAATATGGGTGCATCACCAATATCTAAACAAAGGTAATCACCCAAATTCACACCTGCAAAGCGCATGGAATAAATATGGCTCAAATGAGTTTGTGGAAGAAACCTTGATAACATGTCGAGAAGATATGTTACTATACTATGAACAACAGTTCTTAGATTTAGGAAAACCAGAATATAATATCGCTAAGGATGCTCTGTCTCCGATGCGAGGCAGAAAAATATCGGGCAGGACTAAAGAAAAATTGAGATTGTGCAATACTGGCCGTTTTGTTTCGGACGAAACAAGACGAAAAATTAGTGTCGCCAACAGTAATCCTTCTGAAGAGGTGAGGGAGAGAATACGCGCAGCAGCAAAAAACAGACCTCCGGTGTCAGACGAAACCAAACTGAAACAGTCAAAAGCTAAAAAGGGTAAGCCTGGAACGAGACTTGGTAGCCATCCAACTCAAGAAACCAGAAATAAAATAAGTCAATCCCTGCGGGATAAACATATTAAGCTAAGCCCAGAACACATCCAAAGCATTCGAACGGCAAATATGAATAGGGAATATATGACTGGATGGAAACACTCTGAGGAATCCAAAAGGAAAATAAGTGAAGCATCCAAAAGAATGTGGGAGATTAGGAGAGACAACAATGACTGAATTTACCAGAACCACAGATGTTGCCGCTATAATTGGATTCGCGTCTAATACAAGAGGTAAGGCCCCGTGGAACAATCCAGACATTTCGCTTTTCGGGCTTAATGAAGAATATAGTTTCGATTGGTGGAAACAAAAACCAGAATCCACCGCTGGTTGGTTTCAGATACACAAACGAGAATCATTCATGCGACCCAATAACACCAATGACCCTGGCCATGCGGATTGGTTACGTAAGAAACACCCATTCCCCATCTTCATGCAGGACAAATATGATGATATTCCTTCATCCGTGAAATTCCCGTTAGACAAGATTATCAAGCAGTTCGGTACATATTGGACAAGTACATTGGCTTATGCAGTAGCATTCGCATACGTGCAAGGATACAAGCGTGTAGAGTTGTACGGTTTCGAGATGGCATCTGATTCCGAATATTGGGGACAGAGAGCCAACGCTGCTTATATTATTGGTAAAGCACGTGGAATGGGTATGGATGTTTATGTTCCGCCCATCAGCAATCTGCTTACAGGGATTCGCTACGCATACGAGAATAATCTTATCGGCGCACGGCAAGACCTTGAAGTAAATGTCGTGAGTGTTCGGAACGATAAGTATAAGATAGAAGCAGAAGCCGAGAAGTTACAGGGTGAATACTTCTTGTTGCGCGACCTGGTACAGAAATATCCTGAATTGCAGGACGACTTTGATAAAGTATCTATGGAAATAAAGAAGAGGGACAATCTGATCAACATGATGAATGGCAGGTTACAGGGATTGAACATGGCGATAAAGACATTCGATACATATGACATCTTGGAAACAGGGGTGGCACAATGAAGAAAGCCAAGTCAAACGCCCTCGCCGTTGATCACGTCGAACAGAACATCCCCATCATTGACGCAACCACACGTAACATAGTGACACAAGAACAGTTGAAGAAGTTACGTAAAGAGAACAAGTCCGTTGCAATGGTCGGGTTCTCATCAAAGCACCGCCACCTTGCGCCCCTGAATGACCCCGATATAGAAATATGGGGATTGAACAGGCTTCATCAGCAGAGTTGGTTTACACGATGGGACAGAATGTTCCAACTGCACCCGATCTCTTATCTGGAAAAGTGCAGGGGAATGTCGGAGGGTGACAGGGATCACTACGATTGGCTGACAAAGAAACACGACAAGCCGATATTCTGCCAGGAAAAGTATAAGGAGTTCCCGTCTGCTGTACGCTATCCTATCGAAGATATGCGAAATAAGTATGGCGACTTTTACACATCCACGCTGGCATACATGATGGCTTTGGCGTTGAGTGAGGGGTTCACGCATTTTGAATTGTACGGCTA